TACAGACTGCACAGATTGTTGGTGATATAAGAAAAGGTGATGATGTAGAACCTGCATATTATTTAGCAAAAGATTATTATAATTCTTTTGCACAAAGTAGAAATAGTAATGTTTTTGACCAAGTAGTAAATAAAGTAGATGCTTGGTTGAAAGATAATAAAATAGAGACTCGTTAATGAGAGATTATTTAAAAGAATTTAGTGGTGATGTCATTGGTGATTTTTTAGTTGATAATGATATTAATAAGATTTTAAAAGAGGCAACTTCTGGAAAAAATGCACCAACTGATGATGGTCCACCTACATTTTATAAAAATTTAACGGATTATAAACAAGAATCTAAAGGGTGGATTGAATCAATGCAGAACGAATTAGGATGGAAAGTAGTTCAATATATTTTGGCTAAAGGAGCAATGGATCCAGAAGAAGATTATACTATGTCTTATAGAGCAATGAATCCTATATCTTATGGTAAGGTAAAACCTTATAAGAAAGCTTTACGAGATATAATGGATAATTTAGGTTGGACTGTAATAAAATGGATGGGAGTAGATAAAGACCAACAAATGGCGGGTCCTCCAATTCCTTCGGGTGTTGACGCTGATGGAAGAGTAGGCGATGAAACACGAAATACTTCAATGCAAGCAAAGGGTTTAACGGTTGATGGTGAAAAGAAACCAAATCCAAAATTTGATGGTGATAAAAAACGACCAAAACTTCATGTTGAAAAATATCAACCACTAACAAAAGATTGGTGGGATGATGTAGTTAGAAAAGAATTATTAGTAGAGGGTGGAGCTTACGGACATATGGCACATCCTTTTGACGATAAAGATTTAACGTTTAAAGATTTAAAAAATATCATAGATATGGGATTGGGTGGAGAGTTAAACCGTGAAGATAATGTAACGGAAAAACTTGACGGACAAAACCTTATGATAAGTTGGAGAGCATAGTGAACATATTCGAACAAGGATTATGGAAAATAATAAATGAGGGTTCACCGACTGGAACAGATAGTGGCAGGGGAATAATCACAGGTGATGCCTGGCCAGACGGATTATATACTAAACGAGGTGAACGTAGATTTGTTGGACCTGCAAGTTTAACTCGTGGAATGCAACAAGTTGATTTCCCTGCATCAGATAATATCTATGGTGGTCCCGATAGTCAAAATAATGAAAGACGGGCAAAAAGAGATGCCGGAAAACTTTATAAATATTTAAGTGATCCCGATGGTCATTCAGAAGTTAAGGCAAATGAATTACGAGATGATACACCACCATTATCACCAAAACAGAGAATGTATGGAATACACGGATTTCACAGAAAACAAGAATATACTATTCCACCAGAATCAGCAAATTTTTGGTCAACATCAGAAACTTTGGTAAAACCTACTACACCACCTGAAGGAAGTGAAAGTGGTGGAATACCGGCAACTCCAGAACCAGGTTCAAAGGAAATGGGAAGTGGAAGTGGATATAGACAAGTAAATCCAAGTGGTCAAAAAGTTTTTGCAAGTAATAAAAAATTATGGAATCAATGGAAAGACCACAGAATAATGGGTAAGGTTAAAGGTAGAGAATGGAAAGGTAACAAGTTAGTTGATTTACTACCAAAAGGAGTTAAATAATGCCGTTAAGTAAAGGACAAAAATCATACCAAACCAGACAGAGAAATCAAATTAAGTTTATACAGCAAACTTATATGAAATATTCTAAAATTTGGAAAAAAGAAGATCCAGAAGGATATGAATTCGCTTTAAAAGATGGCCCCAAAAAAGTTTCATTTTGGATTGGATTTACAATGTGGCTGTTCAAATCAGGGAGAGTTAAATAATGGCAATTACAATAGATGTTAAAGTAGGTGATACAATACTTACTGGAAGATTTAAAAATAAGAAAACTAAAATTAAAAGTATTGGTACAGATGATCATGGAATGCCAACGATAAATGGTAGGAAAGTGGTAACTTTTAGAAAACATAAAACGGTTAATATTTTTGATAAGCCCGTTGATGAAAAAATTTCACGAGATGGGGATGGTTATGGAAAATACCAAGAACCCGATGATAGTGATTTTGATGAACCATCTAAGACAAAGCAATTAGAAGGTAAATCTACTTACAAACAAATAATGGAGATGTAATTATGAAAATATGGAAACTCATATTAGGGTTCTTTGGTTTGATAGCTGGACTTTTCGCTGCAGGAACAGTTAAAAGTAAGGAAGTAAAAGAATTAGAGGGTGTTATAAAAGAAAATAAAAAGAAAGAAAAAGAAATTGTAAAAGGAATAGAAAAATTACAAGAAAATAAAACTGAAAATAAAAAAGAAATAACAAATCAAAAAAGAAAATTGACCATACATAAAAAGAAGGTCGCAAAAATGGAAACAGCTTATGAAAATGATGATGTAGAAGATGCAGCAGAATTTTTAAGGAAGTTTTCCAAGAGTAAATAATTATATATATGTATATAGGGAGAAATTAAAATGGCTGATACACACGCAGGAACATTATTCAGGGATCCACCTTCAATTCGTGCTACTGGTGATTACAACAGAATAACAAAGGTTGATTCTTCAACAACATTTCACGCAACTGGTTCAAATGCCGGTGCAGGATTTATTGTTGAAGTAATAACTAATGTTGTTATTCATGCAGCAAACGGTGGAACATTACCATCTTCAGCACTGTTGGTAGATACAGTTTATCCAATTGGAGTAAAGAAAGTTGTAATTGGTTCAAGTGGTATAGTTCACGTATTACATAGATAAGGAGTGAATATGGAAGTATCAATGGGTATGAAGATATTAAAATATTTTTTAATAATATTTTTCGTATCACAGCATATGAACGGACAGACAACATTTACTGAAGCAGAAGCATTAGAAATGATAAAACAACGAGATGCGCAATGGGAAAGTAAAATAGAAAAGGGTGATTCATTAATTTCAGCACAGAAAGTATTGATTGCTGATTATGAAGGTTTAGTCGGTAAGTTAGAAGATCAGACAGAACTTGATTCTTTACTATTAAACGCAAAAGACAAACAGATTGTTTTATTACATGCTCGTGATAAAATGAACGAAAAGATGGTTGAATTAGTTAAACCTAAATGGTATGAGAGTCAGTATTTGTGGGTAGTAATAGGATTTATTTTTGGTAAAATATAATGAGTGATAGGAATATAAAAGAAGTCATTAAAAGGGAATATTTAAAATGTGCAACAGATCCTGCATATTTTCTAAAAAAGTATGCCGTTATTCAACATCCAATACAAGGTAAAATACCATTTTCTTTATATGAATTTCAAGAAAAAATGGTAACTGATTTTAATAACCATAATTATAATGTTATTTTAAAGGCCCGTCAGTTAGGAATATCAACTCTTACTGCGGGATACGCATTGTGGATGATGACCTTTCAGAGTGATAAGAATATATTGGTTATCGCTACTAAACAAGATACTGCCAAAAACTTGGTTACGAAAATCCGAGTGATGCACGCAAATTTACCGAATTGGGTAAAGTCAAATTGTGTTGAGGACAACAAATTATCATTACGATATTCAAATGGTTCACAAGTAAAGGCTATTTCATCTACTGAAGATGCAGGTCGTTCAGAGGCATTGTCATTATTGATACTTGACGAGGCAGCATTTATAGATAAGATTGATACAATATGGACTGCAGCACAAAGTACTCTATCTACTGGTGGACAATGTATAGCACTATCTACACCAAATGGTGTAGGAAATTGGTTTCATAAAGTTTGGGTGGACGCTGAAGATGGAAAGAGTGATTGGAATTTTATAAAATTACATTGGTCATTACATCCAGATAGAGAACAAAAATGGAGAGATGAACAAGATAAGTTGTTAGGTCCTTCAATGGCAGCACAAGAATGTGATTGTGACTTTATTACCTCAGGTCAAACTGTAATTGATGGTGTTATTTTGGAAGAATATAGAAATAAACAAATTGAAGAACCAGTTGAAAAGAGGGGAATGGATAGTAATTTATGGATTTGGAGACAACCTGATTATACAAAGAATTATGTAGTTGCTGCTGACGTTGCTCGTGGTGATGGACAAGACTTTTCAGCATTTCATGTTGTAGAAATAGAGAGTATGGAACAAGTAGCAGAATATAAGGGAAAAATACCTACCAAAGATTTTGGTAACTTATGTATGAACACTGCTATGGAATATAACAACGCATTACTTGTTATTGAGAATTCAAGTATTGGTTGGGCTTCAATACAGCAAGTTATTGATAGAGAGTATGATAACTTATTTTATACGAGTAAAGATTTACAGTTTGTAGATGTTGCAAGACAAGTAACAAACAGATACAGACATAAAGATAGACAAATGGTCCCAGGATTTAGTATGACTATGAAAACAAGACCATTGGTAATAGCAAAATTAGAAGAATATTTTAGAGAAAAATCAGTCATAGTTCATTCTAATAGACTGATTGATGAATTATTTGTGTTTATATGGCACAACAACAAGGCCCAAGCAATGGAAGGATACAATGATGACCTTCCAATGAGTTTGGCAATTGGATTGTGGGTAAGAGATACTGCACTTAGATTAAACGCAGAAGGAATTGCTCTACAAAAAACAGTATTAAATAAAATGTTAGATTATGAACCAGTTTATACCGCAGATGATAATCAAAATGATGAATGGGTAATGGAAACTGCGAATACAAAAGAAGATCTAACTTGGTTAATAAAATAAGAGGTAAATTATGGCAAGAACAAGTTTAAGAGCCAGACTACAACGATTATTTTCCACAAATGTCATTGTAAGACATGCAGGTGGAAGAAGGTTAAAGATTGCTGATACTGATAGAGTACAACGATCACAAAAAAACAGTTTAATAGATAGGTGGTCAAGATTACATACTAATATGACAACTGGTGGATATGGACACGCCCAGGCAATCAGTTTTCAGGCAGAACGATTAGGATTATTTAGAGACTATGAAGAAATGGATAATGATGCAATAATTTCATCTGCACTTGATGTTTATTCAGATGAATCCACAATGAAATCTGAATATGGACAAGTATTAGAAATTCGTTCAGAAAATGAGAATGTTCATGATATATTGCATAATCTTTTCTATGATATATTAAATATAGAATTCAATTTATGGTCTTGGGTTCGTAACCTATGTAAATATGGAGATTTTTATCTCTATTTAGACATTAAAGAAAAGTATGGTATTACAAATGTAGTTCCACTTTCAGCATATGATGTTACTCGTATTGAAGGTGAGGATCCAGAAAATCCATATTATGTTCAATTTGTAGTTGAGGATATTGATACACGACACAGCTCCAATATGGCTGGAAAGAAAGAATTAGAAAATTTTGAAATAGCACATTTTAGATTATTATCAGATGCAAACTTCTTACCTTATGGTAAAGGTATGATTGAAGGTGCTCGTAAGATTTGGAAACAGTTATCTCTTATGGAAGATGCTATGTTAATACATCGTATTATGAGAGCACCTGACAAGAGGGTTTTCAAAATTGACATTGGTAATATTCCACCCGCAGAAGTTGAAAACTTTATGCAGAAGATAATCAATAAAATGAAGAAAGCTCCTGTTATTGATCAAAATACAGGTGATTATAATTTAAAATATAATATCCAAAATCTTACAGAGGATTTTTTCTTACCAGTTCGTGGTGGAGATAGTGGAACTTCAATTGATAATTTAACGGGCCTTACTTATGAGGCAGTGGATGATATTGAATATTTACGAAATAAAATGATGGCGGCCTTAAAGATACCTAAAGCATTTCTTGGATATGAGGAAGCAGTTGGTAGTAAGGCAACTTTAGCGGCAGAAGATGTTCGGTTTGCAAGAACCATTGAAAGACTTCAGAGAATTGTTGTTAGTGAATTAACAAAGATTGCAATAGTTCATTTATACGCACAAGGATATACGGATGATGAACTTGTTAATTTTGAATTAAATTTAAAAAATCCATCTACAATATATGAAGAAGAAAAGATTGAGTTGTGGAATAATAAACAAAGTTTAGCACAATCCATGATGGACGCTAAGATAGCAGATTCAGAGTGGATTTATGATAATGTATTTAAATTTACAGAAGAAGAGAAAAAGGAAGTTAGACTTGGACTTATTAAAGACCAAAAACGGAAGTTTAGATGGTCACAGATTGAAATGGAAGGTAATGACCCAGTTCAGAGTGAAGAAGCAGTCGGAACACAAGGAGCGATGGCAGATGGTGGAGGTGGAGAAGCACCTCCAGGTGGAGCACCTCCTGGAATGGGAAGAACAAGTCGAGAATTAGAAATGGATATGCCAGAAGATGGTTGGCCAGGAAGTGGTCGTCCAAAAGAGGGACCTAAACACGGAAAAGACTCAAGTATAAGGGGTCGGGATCCACTTGGAGCCCATGATAAGAGAAAAGGTGGTAGTGGTAGTCCAAAATATGGAATTGCGTTAGCACATTATGACGCATTGAAGAAAAGTTTAGGAAAAGTAAGTCGCGAAGAGAAGAAAATCTTGGTTGAAACGACTGATGTGGAAGAAGAATATAAAAACGAAGTATCTTCATCTTTAAGTGATACTTAAACGATGAATTATTAGAAGTTTTTATATTTATAGATGAAGAAATATACTTATTTAGGAGCATAGATTATGGCCCAACGTGTAAAGCACTCGAAAATAAAGAATACAGGAATTCTTTTTGAATTGTTGTCCCGACAAATAACAGTTGATGTAATGAACGGAAATAACAAGAGTAAATCTGTAGAGATGCTAAAAAAATTCTTTAACGAGAAAACTGAACTCGGTAAAGAAAACCAATTATATCAGGTTTTATTAAAAGAAAATTATAATTCGTCTCATAAGGCAGAAAAATTAGTCGATGCTGTCATAAAGGCGAGAGAAAAATTACAGAATAGAAAACTTCGTACTGAAAAGTATAATCTTATTAAGGAGATTAAAAAGAATTACGTTGTAGAAGATTTTTTTAGAGCACGAATTCCTAATTATAAAGTATATGCTTCAATTTATAAGAAATTTTTAGCAGAAACTACTCCTGTATTTGATCCAGTAGATGAAGTAGATAGTACTTTTTCTATTGTAGAACATATTACTCGTAATAAGATTAAACCACGAAATACAGATAGTAAAGTAATTTCTGAATTTAAGGGTGAAGATAAAGATTTACGATTACTTTCTTATCAACTTATGGTGGATAATTTTAATGGTAAGTATAAAAGTCTTAATTCTATGCAAAGAAATTTGTTGAAAGAATATGTTAATAATATTTCTAATACTAATTCGTTAAGAGAATTTATAAATAATGAAGTAATAAAGATAAAACAAATTCTTAATAAAATTTTACCACGAGTTACAGATGACGTAACAAAAATTAAATTGACAGAGGCAATTAAACAAGTTGATTCTTTATCAAAAGGTAAAATTGTTAAAGACAAACAGGTTGTGGCTTTAATGAGATACTATGAACTCATCAAGGAACTACATAATGTCACGGGTTAGGGAAGATTTAATTCGTAAACTTGTTAGAGAATTAATCAAACAAGAATTAGACGAAGCCAATTCTACTGCAAGTGTAGGTGGTAGTTACAATACACCACATGCATTTGGTGGTAGTAACAAAAAGGGTAAAGGTAAGGGCAAGTCCGGTTACACAGGAGGTCATGATGAACCAACTGATGGAACTGGTCATTTTATTGCAAAAGACCCGAAGTTGAGAAAAACTGAATCCATAAATGAAGCATATAAAGTTCACGCAAAATCAAAATTGGGTATTGGCCCAAAAAAATGGGAATTGGAAAAGTTTTTAACTGGTGGTAAATCTTTTGATT